CATGTGTTGCACCGTTCCGATCGGTGTGACCATGCCCCCGGGGCGTCTGGAGTGTTCGCGCACTCCCGCTCGCGGGGGTCTCTTATGCAAAGTATATGCGATAGAACCAGAACAAGGGACGGCATGAACGGCACGTCACGCCCTCCTTCTCGCTCGGTTCTCCGGTCCACTGCTATCCAGGCCCCTTTACGGTATAGATCCTCGATTACACTCCGCTAAGTAGCGCTACGCTAAGTGGTTGGTCAAGCCCAACGGCGCTAGACCTTTGGGTGTCGCTTCGCCACGTTTTGCGGCTTTCCTCCCGATAAAGTGGCCCCGCCATGAACGGCAACTCATCGGCGTAGAACCCGCAGCGATTCCGCTGCATGATGATCGCGTTACCGGCCGGCACCTGACGTGACACCAGCACGTCCAGGTTGAAGATCTTCTGCGGCAAAGTCCCCGTGTACATAAGGGATTCCGACGCGATATCGCCGATATACGGCGCGGCGAATGTGCTCGACTGGAGCAGCGTGTTTTTCGTCCCGTGGTTGATGATCAAGGTATCGGCCTCAAACCCCAACCACTGAGTAACGCCGCTCGGCGACACGATGTTGGCGTTCTCGACCAGGTACACGGCCTGCGCGATGTCGGACCGGATCGTGGCGGATGCGGATGCCCACGGGTTGGCGACGGCCAGCGTCTGGATGGACGCGTTCGCGACGACCGCGCTGTAAAAGGCGGTATTCCAAGAATAAACCATCGTGTTCTTGACCTGGAGCAACTGCCGGGTCACCGGGTCGATGGCCTGCCTGCGCTGCATTTCATCCGACACCATAATTGCCATGGCGCGCTCGTGCGTGAATACGACCCGCGGCACCCCGATACTCGTCGGGACGACCGGCACCTCGCCGAATTCCGGCCGGATCTCCGGGAAGTCGTCCGCGTACAGCGGGGTGCTTTCCGAATAGCGCACCGCACCCGATGGCGCAGCGCCGCCCATCCGCAGAACGGAGTCCATGATGAACTCGTTCTGCGTGATATCCAGAATCAGAGCCGGAATGACCAACGGGTCTTTCAGCAGCTCATTGACTGTGATTCTCGGGCCGTCGCTATAGCCCCTCGCGCCAGATGGCATCTGGTCAGTCCTTCTCTCTTAAAGGACCCGGGCCCGGCCCAGGAAGTAGGATGCGGACCCGGTGCCGCCGATCTGCTGGGTGAGCATCGCGCTCGACACGCCGCCTTGGTGGGTGCAGCGGGCGACGATGTTGTTGTACGCCGGGGTGATCGCCTGGGTACCCGCCGCGGTGCCGAACGGGGAATGGCTGGACCCGCACACGGTCCCGTTGCACGCCACCCCCGACGCGGAGCCCACGACGAGAAGCTCACCGACGGATGCCTGGCCGGCGTACCAGCACCAGATGTCCCACCCGCCCGCGTACACCGGCACGTAGTCCGTCAGCACCGAGATGTCGATCAGCGGCTCGCCGTAGGCGTTCGCCGCGCCGGTCTGGGTGGAGATGACGTTCGCGTCGGCGCCGGCGACACCCAGGCAGTAGATGTCCCCGGCCGCTGCCGAACCTCCGACAGACGGGCGGACGGTCAGGTCCGTGGTGCCCGGGGTGGATGAGTCGGGGCTGACGAACTGGCCGCCGAATATCAGGGTCGCGGCCTGGTAGTTGGCTGGCCCCCTGGTGTAATGCGGGAGTACCGCAGTCATGAGCGGCCACGCCCCCTTCTATTGCTAGTCACCGTTACTGACACCTGCCGATTCGGCTGCCTGGTCGTGAGCGGTCACGGCCCGCAGGTTCCCCGCGCTGATCGCAGTCACCTCGGTCGCAGACAGGTCGAGTACCTGGCCCTTCGCCAGCACGCGGGCCGGCTGGCCGTACCCGGATCCGGCCACCGTCACCGGAGTCACCACCACGTAGCGCGTCACTTGAGGCCGGTTGCCTGCTTGAACCGGGACACCACGTCGTCCCGGGATGTCGCGACCTGCTCCCGCTGCACGGCGTCGTCCGGCTCGTCCATCGGGGAGCCGAGCTCGACGTCGAGGTCGAGCAGGCGGGCCTGCCGGGCGTACTCGGTCAGCACCTTGCGCATGATCTGGCCGGCGTCGGCGGTCTTCCCGTTCGCCAGCTCCACGGCCCGCCCGGCGCCCTCGAGCAGCGGCCGGGCCAGCTCCGTGATGAACGGGGGAACTCCCAGATCGGCGAGCTTGCGTTTCTCGGCCTGGTAGTCGCCTTCCCGCATCCGGGCGGTGATGACGGACAGTTCACGGGCGGTCTCGTCCGCGCGTGCGGTGGCCAGGTCGATCGCGAACTGGGCCTCGGCGGAAAGGGCTGCGGCCACTGGCTCCTCCTGGTGCTGCTCGGCTGCGAACGCCGCCTGCATGGCGGTGAACTCCTCATCGGTCATCGCGGCGATCTGCATCGCCAGGTCGTCCTCGTCCTCCGTGGCGTCTCCGGTGCCCTCGTCCGGCTCGGCCTCGGGGCTCACGGCGTCCTCGGGGTCGGTGCTGCCGGTCAGGGCCAGCAGCTCATCGGGGGTCAGGACCACCCCTCCGGCCGCGAGAGCTTCCATCTGCTCATCGGGCAGTTCCAGCAGGGCCGTCAGGCGGGCCTTCTGCTCGGCGGTGAGGGCGTCAAGATCAGGCATGCCGTCGGTCCCTTCGGGTGGCGCTGCGGCCGGTTCAGGTGCGGAGAGGAGAGCAGGCGAGGCGGCAGGGGCGGCCTCGCCTGCGAACGTGGAGGCGGACAGGTCGATGACCTCATCGGGGACCGGGGACGCCGCCTCGATGGCCTGCCACGCGCCCAGTCCGGGAATCCGGGGGTCCAGGGTGCCGAGGACGTGCTGGATCGCGGCCGGGTAACGCTGGCCGTCGGAGCGCGCGTAGTCCTCCACGATCCGGGCGGAGACACCCAGCTTCGGGTTCTCGCGGAGCACTGCCTCGCCGCGCGGGTTGACCTCAGCTATGACGTACAGGCCGTCGTCCCGCAGTTCCATGTCGGTGACCTCGCCGCGGGTCCGCTCCGGGTCGTTGCTGTGCCCGTTGTCGTGCGTGGCCATCTGAAAGGGCACCTGGTCATAAGCGCGGGACTTGAACGCGGCGACGAGCTGGCCGAGGTAGTCCTTCGTGAAGTGCAGCAGCCTGCCCTTGTACTCCACGTCCCCGATGGGCAGGACTTGCTTGCGCCACAGCCGGTTGCCGAGCTCCACCGCATCAGCGGTGGTGAAGGGCGTCAGGACAGCGGTGCTCACGGATGCGCCACCCGGCGCGGCTTCTCGCTGGCTGCCTGATATAGCCGCTCGCGCAGCAGGTAGCCCTCAAGCTGCCAGATCTTGTCACGGGCCTCAGCGCGGGCGATCTTCTGGCCGATCTCCGCGTCGAAGTTCTCCGCGCTGACCGCCGCCGACTCGCCGGTCACCGTGTACCCGTTCTGGAGCATTAGGCAGCAGACGGTCAGGGTGGTGCCGGGGAACACGTGGTACTGCTCAGCGACGATCTTGGCGTCCAGGTCATCCGGTGAGATCCGGGGCGCGGTCAGGCCCTTGGCCTGGACTGCCTGCTCGATCGCCTGCTCGTCCATGACGCTCATCAGGCGGCGGCCGACTTGCCGAACACGCCCGGCTTGGTCTTCTGGCTCATCTTCGCGAACGTGATGGCCCGCGCCTCAGGGAACCCCTTGGCCATCAGCTTCTTCTTGATCGCCTGGCCCTTGGCGGTCAGCCCGTCATCGTCGGTGCCGTCGTCATCGCTGCCATCAGCCGGTGCCCCGGCTGCCATGGTGACCCTCGGGCCACCGGACGAACTGGTCGTCGGGGTGGCGAGGGCACGGATCGCGGGGATGCCGTACTCCCGCATCAGCTCCGTCTGCGCCGGCGGGGGCTGCAAGGGGGCGTCAGCGCGCTTCAGCGACCCGGTGACGGCCTTGTTCCAGGTTCCTACGGCTTCCATCAGTGCGGTGCGCTGGTGGTCGCGGGGGGCGAGATCCTGCCCGTTGACGTTGGCTACCCACTTGCCCGAATCGGTCTTCGTCAGCCTCGCGATGGTCGCGCCGCCGTGCCGGTGCCGCAGGACCGCGGTGCCGTCGGTGCCGCGGGCCACCAGGACGTCCATGGGGCCGGAGATGGGGCGGTGACGGGCGGTCGCCGTTGAGGCGGCGAGGCTGATGGCGTCGCGGGTGCCGTTCGCGAGGGCGTGAGCGGGACTGCCCGGCTTGACGTTGATCGCGGCGCCCTTGCGGACCGACGCGGTACCAGGGGCAGGAGTCTGCAAGACGGCAGGCTTGGACTGGAGGGACGCACCGGACGGGCCGAACGCGCTGGACACGTCAACGTGCCCGCACTCCGGGCAGGTCAGGGTTTCACCCTGGTCGTCCTTGGTGCTCTCGGCCAGGTAAATGCCGAGGTCAGGGTTGGCGAGGGTGCTGCCGCTGGAGAGCTTGGCCATGCCGCCGGCCGAGTACTTCTTGCGGCCGATGAAAGCGGCCAGGGCGTCCGGGTCGGTAGCGCCCCTGGCGGCGAGAGTGGCGGAGAGCCGTTTGAACCGCGCGCCGGAGCCTAGCTTGGCGGT